CCGTTTTTGAGAAGGAGTTTAAGGACATTTAGGCGGCCATTTTCTGCAGCCCAACACAGAGCTAAATCATCACAAGCATGAATATCAGCTCCCTGTCTAATGGCCTCTTTAATAACAGACAACTGACCAAATCGAGCGAATTTAATTAATATTTTGTTTAGCTTAGTTTGAGTCATGGTTTGTTATTTTCATATATTTTATTTAATAGTCTTGTTCTTAATTCTTTATCTTCTTCAATGGCATTCATAAAATCTTGTTTGCTAGTATAGTTTTGACCGTCTACAATATAAGTGCGATTATTAGGCCGTTCAACTAGTTTTAGATTTTTAGCTAATTCTAAAATCTCTTCTTCTGTGCCTACCAATCCCTGAGAATAATTAAGCGTAAACTGTCCGGTTCTACCCGCCACACCAACAGAAGATTCTGTCATTTTAACAAAAATTTTATGTCCTAATATTTCTTTTTTACCTTTAAAATCTTTAACTTCATTATCTTCAATTTTAGAGGCCGAAGCTCCATTCCGCTTAACCTCAATGAAATATTCAAAAAAATGCTTTTGTGCCCATCCGCCTGCCATTTTTTCTTTAGGACCGTACATACCGGAATCTAAATTGCCCCTTACGTGTGCGGTACAAATAAGAGCTATATTGTGACGCCTAATAGTTGGTAAAATCATTTTAAGCCCCTCTTGAATAGTCAGAGCATGATCGCCAATTTGTCTATTTTTAATAGATTCTTTTCCGCTTTCCCGGACGCCCTGTACACCCTGTAAACTATCAATTATTATTAATTTTAAGGGCATACCCTCTTCGATCATGGGTAAGATTTCGTTTTTAATTCTATCAAAGATATATTCGGGTTCATTCACATCAAAGGCTTGATATCGTTCCGGATCAATCTTCCAATAATCCTCCATCTGTCCCGCTTCACGCATTTCTGTATTAAATTTAACGGCAATTGCCTTCGGGTCTTGCTGATGAAGAGCGCCGGTAAATAAGTTCGCCACTAATGATTTGCCCGATTTAGGCGGCCCAAATAGGATAGCCCCATAACCAAAGGGCAAGCCAGAACCCTTACCGAAAATCCAATTAAGAGAAGGGGAGGGGGATTGTAATATATTTTTAGAATCAAAAGGATCGTAGTCTCTATCAACCGCACCTTCCATTCTATTTAACGTCTTCATCCATTTTGTGCTCATATAGCGTCCATTTTTGCCCTACGATAATAAATCTTATTTTCATTTACTAGCATAACACTTGTTGTCTCATATGAAAAGGGTTTATTTGTTATAGGGTGAGTATCGTATTGCATTTTTTTTGTAGTAATTTCTCTATATTTAGGTTTTGTATTGTATAAACCCTGTTTTTGCATTTCTTTTCTTATTTTTCTGGCTTTTTTGTTATTCATTTTGGTCCCTTCTGATATTAAACTACTGATTAAGATAACCGAGCACATTTGAATAACTATTTTCTGCAGCCAAACGCAGAGCAAAATCATCCCTAAAATGAATATCAGCCCCCTGTCTAATGGCCTCTTTGACAACAGATAACTGACCAAATTGAGAGAATTTAAGTAGTATATTATTTAGCTCAATTGGAGTCATAGTTTTTAATAATCTGTTAATAAAATACCATTTAAATGATCAAGTTCGTGTTGAAAAATGACTGAATCTATATTGGACAATGTACATTCTTTTTTTTCACTTGTCAATGACAAATAAGAAACTTTTATTTTTTTATTTCTTGCCTTAATATCTTTATATATATTTGGAAGAGATAAACATCCTTCCCTAAAAGAAAAAGTTTTCTTACTTTTTGATGAGATTTCGGGGTTGATTAGGACATCTTTAAATTTTTTACCTAAAATTATCATAATTCTTTTATCATATCCTACTTGATTGGCAGATAACCCACGCCCCCCATGATAAAGCAGAGTCGCCCACATATTATCTACTAAATTTTTTATAGACTGGTCAATTTTATCAATTTTTTGACATTTTTTTCTTAAAATATCATCGTTATTCTTAAATATTTTAAGAACTTGTGCCTTCATCCTTTTATTTTCTCCTCTAATCGGGTAAATAAAATATCCAATATATACACAGACCTTTATATATAAGACTATATCGTTAATTTATAATTGTCAATTTATTGTTTAGGCAGCCCGTATTTTTTTCTTTGGTGTTGGAACTCATTCCAATTAGGAGATTTATAAGCTATTCTGCCATTTTTAAACGACCACCCCGGCATTAAAAGTGTTAAAAAACATCTACAATTTGGATTGGTACCACCAATTTTAGGCCACAAATCGCCCTTTTTATGATATCCTGTACCTAATTCTGACAGTTTATACACTCGCGGCGTTAATCTGTCCGGTAATAGATGTAATCTATATGTCTCTGGATCGTTTCTTTCATCTATCGTAACAACAAAGAAAACTATAGGATCGTCTTCGCCCTTTTCTTTGGATATTTTTTTTATTTTTAAGGCCGTACCAAAATTTACAGCCTTATTGGATTCTGCTGACGTTATTAATTTTAAATGATTGGTAGTTTTTTTTATCTCTTCGTTTATAATATTTTTAATCTTTGTATTTGAAATTGAACTGTTTCTTTTGATTGAATCATTAACATAAGCGTTTAATTGATTTATAAGATTAGAAGTGGTTTTCTTTTTAAGAGCATCTACGTAACCGCCTGCTATTCCTAAAATAATCTTTAAAGTTCTTTCTTCTATTCGATTGGGGTTTCTAGTCCCTAACGATTGAAGAAATAAGGAAATTAAATTATTCTTAGTAGCTGAAAAAATAATACGCTTTCTATTAGATTTAGGTATAATGCCCAATAATCTTATTGATATTTTATCGAATTTATCTTGAATTATTTTTTCTATTTTGGTTATACTTTTAAGAGAAAGCCCTCTCATAAAAAATTTATCTACTCTTGTTCTTTAATGATATCCTCTAAATTAGTAGCAATATCTTTTGTTTCATCTTGCCACTTTTTTAGAATATTATCTATAAACTTTTTTTGTGACGAAACGACTGCTTGATTTTGTTTTTGCATTTTTGCTTTTTGTGTTTTTCGTAAATCAATTAAATCATTTACAGCCTTTCTCATATTTAAAACGGATGGCTTTTGGCCTTTGGCGACTAGTGATTGCAATTCTTCAATATGACTATCTAAATTAGAACCCTGCTCATTGGGAATTTCTTCTTGTTGGCTCTGTTCTTCCATAGGCTGCCCACCCATAGGCTGCCCACCCATAGTTGCCATCTGACTCATTTGCATTTGTGTATCTTGTTGTCTGGCCTCTTTCATTCCGGCCTCATATCCTAAGCGAAAGGCTACATTAGTAGATTCTAATAATTTTGCACGAATATCCATATATTTGGATTTCCAATCTAATATCGACATTAACTAGTTTCTCCTTCTTTTTTATCTAATTCTTCTTCTATTAGGTAATCCTTTAAATACATCTGCAGTATATTTATAGAATCTCCTCTTGTAGCAAAAAAAGCGCTTACTGCTTCTGGATTAAACTGGGCCATCACCTGTAACCATTGAATAAAAAAAGCATCTCTTTTATATTTTAAAATCGGATCAACTATGGAGGCTGAAGATTCATTAAAATACCCTACAATATCACCTACATTTAGATAAGCATCTAAAATTTGCCTATAATTACTATTGAATGGTATATCGCCACCCATAAATTTATTGACACTTTTTTTATCCACTTCCTCCATAATTTCATCATAGGTATAGTGTAGGGCGGAATCTCTAAATAAACGTTCTGATTCTTGTTCTTTAGTTTCAGCATCAAATCCTGCAATAACTATATTGCATAATTCTGCCAACTCAGCGTCAATAATAGGAAACAATCTTTCATTAAGAAAGTCTTGCATTTTTAAGATAAGGGGTCTTATACCTGTATCCCTCGAAGCAGTTAAACGAAACTCATTAGAGCTTTCAGAAAGAGACTTTTCATTGGTTGATCTAGAAAGATGATTAAACCCCGGTAGTTCATCAGGAGACATATTAAAAGATGATAAAATATTACGGGTAACCTGATCAAAAAGAAATTCAAACTCTCCATCTTTTTTATTAGTAGTGGTCGGTACCCAATTTACCCCATCTTCCTTACCGACGCCAAAAATTGGAGTTCTAAAAGAATTTGTTACATTGTTTACAGACGCGTTAAAAGTTTGTTTTATGTCTTCTATGACAGATTGGTCTATTTCGTCTGAATTAATTACCAAAATACCTTTTGCAGCCCTACCGTTTTGAAAATATAACTTATTATATACTTCAATCGACATATGTGTTGTGACACTAGTCATTGCAGTATCAATGGGGGTTACTGGATAACCGTTGTGTTCAACATCAGAAGAAGAATATATGTTATAAACAACCATTTCTTTTGAAGTGAATGCCTGCGTAGGCGTGCCGTCAATTACCTGTATCCATGGATAGGCATCTTGGCTTAATAATTTAGTGTCTATTTTAATTCCAGTTAGATATTCTAACGATTTAATCGAACTTGTGCGTATACTCTCTGCCTGTTCTCCCTTTCTTACGGCAGCATAAATAGTTCCAGAATCAACAGGTCTAAATCTATGAAATTGTGTGTTTTCTTTATCTTTATAAATAACTTCAGTAGCATGACGGCCAAAAGTTAAACCATTTCTTGTTGAGATGTCTAAAAACTCCGGAAGGGTCATTTTGTCTTCTTCTAGTAATCCATCCGTATGGCCACAATTAATTAATAACTTAAGAAACTTATTCATTCTTTCTTTAATTTTAACCATCTGTTCTGGTTCGATGTAGTCTTTAAATTCGGGCTTTATATCTACTTCAATACCTATATCAAACCGGTCTTTTCTAATATGGCCCATCATGGAAAGCGTATTTCCACGCGCACGCAGAATAGATGCGATTAAAAAATTTTGTACTCTGATCTGTTTTAATATGCCATCAGGTATTAAACCCTTTTTAAGTTTATAAATACCAGCATAATTATCATAAGACATTGGGTTTTCAGTAAACGCAAGTCTAGGTATAATTTTTCCTCTTTTAACAGCTCCAGAAGCGTGCATAATGAGATTTTTCATTATTTCTTCATTTAAAGTACTCCCGCTTTTTTTTATAATTTGCTCGTTATATGTGTCTTGAATTTTTTGCAAATTATTATCTAATAATAATTTATTTTTTTTATTACTCATAATTACTCAACAGTTACGTAAAATATAGTGGCAGTTTCTTGCGATTCGTTTTTAATTTCAGCACTCGTTATGGAAGCACTTGACATAAAAATCCCTGGTTTTTTAGAAATACCAGCCTGAAGTGGCTCTATATAATTAGTAATAGAATTACCGTTTAATTTAATACTAATTTTTTCATCACACTCTATATATAGAAAAATTTTAGCATCTCTATAGATGCTAAAAGCAGATGGATTATTAGATACGGTAGACTCTATCGGTAAAGAATCTGTAGAAGAGAATTCTAAATAATCATAAGATGCATCCGAAATTTCATATGTTCCAAATGTAACAGAACTAAATCCAGATACAATATTGATTTTATCTCCTACTTGAACCCCATCAGCACTATAGATATTAATCTGATTGTTATATAAGGCCCCTAATACAATTGGACCTTCTGCTACACCTAATTCGTTCTCAACCGTAAAGCTAGTTGCAGTCAAACTTAAAACTTTAAATTTACCCTGATTGAGTGTGTTAAATTGATTCCCAATTCTAACCTCATCGCCTACCAATACTCCATTAGTAATAAGATCAAATAAAGTACCTCCAGTAGATGTAAATTCAATCAATCTGGAATTTTTAGTTACTATTATTTCAGTAGTAGCATCGGCTCCAGAAGTTCTTGGGGTACGAAATAGCGGTGCCGTTCCTCCACTATGGGATAGCACGTATATCGTTGAGCTGCTAGGTTTTAAGGACAAATCCCAAGTAGTAGTTATATCTGATGATATAGCGACCGAACCTGAAAAAAGGGTTTTAGATTGTGCAGAAGGCAATATAAGAGATTTAGAATTAGTTTGAGAGGCATCTAACGATTGTTCATTTCTACTCCACTTAAAATTATTCAAACTGGCATCATTAGTATCGTTGCTATCTTCATAAGCATTCAGATAGACTAATAAGTTCATTTTTCCCATACTTTCTCCAAAATAATTCTATTTCAGTAATAAAGATTGTTTTTTTCAACAAAAACAACAAATCATAAGGTTTTATCGAAAAAAAACACTATTATCCGTAAAAAATCTTACCGTTTTTCTTTATCTTTATTTTTATCTCGTCGTTTGTCGCCAATTCATTGATTTTATTATATATTAATTTTTTATTAGCATTATCGACTACTTTTTTTCTTTCTTCTAGACTTTGAGATTTAACCGGTTTTAATTGCTGTTTTTTTGTATCTGTCACCCCGAATTTAACAGAGGCCCCCTTAATAAATATATTTTGTGCCGGATATCTCAGCATATCCATAACGTCGGATACGCCATCAGAACCATGATAGGGTTTACCTTCAATGACATCGCCCTTACCGTCTATTTTCCATCTATATTCGTCAAAAGCCTTAATAACAAACCGATTATTAGGTGTATCTATAATAAAGAATTTTCTATTATTGGAGGTATCTACGATTTTACCCTGCAACCCAGCAATACCATCGGCCACCACCTTATTAAACGAGGGTATTTTCATTCGGGCCTTTTTACGTAAGGTTTTTAAATAAGCAGGATAGTTTTGATCTACATACCAAACATCTACACCCCATTCTTCTTGCAACGTCTTACAATAAGAAACTATATCGTCTAATTCTAGATACTGTTCTACAAACGTATCCAAAAGCCATGCTTCGCCGTTAGGTAATAGTCCAATTATGCTCAATGCTGTATAATCAGAAAAGCCCCAATCCCCTCCGCCAACAACCTTTATACCTAGATTAGTAATATAGTTTTTTAAGTACTCAAAAGAATCTAATTCACAATCCTCTTCGCCCAACAATCGCCTTATAGCTTCATTAACCGACAATACATTTAATTTAGAATCAAATTTGGGATAAACCAAACTAGAACTGGAAGGCTTATTACATAATAACTGTGCATCCGCCATATCGTTATCTAAAGCCCTGAAGTTATTTAAAATGGCAGTAAGAGGCTTATATAAGCCTCCTGTATCGTTCTGTGGTCTATCAACAAGGGTATTTTTCATGATTGGTAATAGAGGATGTTTGGCAATACCCTCATATGCTTCAAATCTTTTATAGTTGCTTCTGTTTTCTTCAGGTAATAAATCCCATTCTTTTTGTGAAAAATTGATCATCGGTAGGCCATCGGAAATATATCTAACAACTTTAGGTTTATCTATCCGGGCTATATCATGAGGAATACGTTCGGCTATATCTAAAATATTCCATCTCAATATTTCACCACCAGATTTCTGAATATCCGACAGAGTCTTTTCCATTAAACCCCCTTTGTATTTTCTGGTAGATAGATATATGGTAAGAGGAAAGTATCCCTTGTAAACTGTCGGAATCATGGCCGATTCTTTTAAAGCTCTGGGGTCAGAAATAACATCAATTTCATCAACAAATAATAATGGAACATGTTCTGAGTTAGCTCCTGCTATAGTAGCGGTAACGACATTTAGATAAACAGATTCTTGTTTGTCCGTGATCCATTCTATGTATGTTTTACTATCGGATGTTTTTTTCCATCCATGATATTCTAAATAAGGAGTAAGTTTCCTGAAAAAAGAATTTACATACTGAATTGCCTTAGCAGATTGCTGTTTAATTGCGGCCATATGAGCGATAGGAATTCTAAAATGTATCATACATAAGACTTCCATAGCAGAAGCACTAAGAGTTTTACCGCTATCTCTACTTGCCAGCATCGCTATTCGTGGAATATTCTTGTTTTCTCCGGTTTTAATTAATTCGTAAATCCTCCACATAGCATCTATAGGGGCATGAGTCGAAGTAGGATAGACTACTCCTTGTGGAAAATCAATTCCAAAAAAAATATAAAGCCATGCTCTTAATTCTTCTTTTGAACTAAGCTGTTTTAGTATCAAATTTTTTTTGATTTGATCTGTTTGTACAGGAGATAGGTCTTTTAAAAAATTCAATGCCGTTTCGCTTAATTTTTAAGTTATTAAAATATAAAGTATTTTAGTTTAAAATCTTTCATTAGCTTCGTTTGCTAATGTTTTTGCATTATCGAGTGTTCTTTGGAAGCTTACATCCTCATGATGGCTTTCTCTTTCTAATTGTCCATCCCTCGGAAAGGCCACAATACCCCCCAATGAGCCCATAACGTTACTGATAGAAACAGCATTTTTAAGTGCCTGTTCGACCGCCAATGTTGCATCAAACAACCCTAATTTTTTTGCATTACCAAATTTTTCATTTTCTACATCATAGACTAAATCTGGATTTTCTATCATTTTTTCTAAAATTTTAGTGATTTCATCCTCATTATATCCTGCATTTTCCAACAATCTATAAAAAGGGATAAACAAAGACGGAATAAGAACCTGCTGAATAACAGGACTTTCGTTGTCCTGAAGGGATAGGGCTAAATTAATCAACACCCTACCTCCTCCCGGCAAACATCCGTGATTGATCGCAGCTCTAACAGCACAAACAGCATCCTCCGCTCTATCAGCTTTTTCCTTTAGTTCTGCATTAGAAGATCCATATATTTTTAATTTAGCAATGCCATTCGTAAGCTTCCCTAGTCTTTCCTTTAAAATCACCTGTTCTATTTTTGATTCAGCCTGTTGAAGCTGCGTTTTTAACTCCTCTGCTCTTACTTCGATATTCATTCCGTCAGGATCGCCTACAATAGTTGTTCTAAATCTACTGATTTCAATTTTGGTCATATTCTGACCAAAATCATCTAGGGTACCCTCCGATATCGGATTGTTTATATCAAATATTTTGGCACCCGTAAAGGCCGATATATCCTTTAAAAAATGCAACTGAGAATTAATCATTTGATCTATTGGGGTTTGTAACGGAACTACATTGATTGTATTAGGATTATTAAAGTTAAAAGTAAGGGAGGTTAATACAGAATCGTTAAATTTATGTGCTAAAATTACTATATTTTTTAATTCTGACTTCCCACTCGTATATTGTTCTCCTATTCCTTCCAGTACATCCAAAACCTGTACAATATCGGTTATTATACCGTCAAATAATATAAACAGAGGCGACTCCAAAACACACCTCTGATGTGCTTGGTCATTAATAAATGCAGTATGAAATTTACCAATAGACTCTTCATACCCCTTATTGACAGGGAACCCCTCAATTAATTCTACATTATAGCCGCCTGGACCGGATAATTCTTGAATAGTAACGTGAGAAGACGAACCATACCCAACCTCTTCAAAAGCTTTAATAACGGCATCTGCCATTTCTTTATCACCATTAGCACTAATTGTAGCCACCTTTTGTAGAAGATTTTTGTTTTTATTGGTAATTTTAATAGAAGAACTATGTATAGCCGGGATGAGTTTTTTGTTTAATATTTTGTTGATTTCCCTTGTAATTTTTTGGGGCGAGTATTTTCTATTATTGTTGCAAAAATTGAATAAATTTTTTATTAAAGCCGAGGCTATAATAGTAGCCGTAGTTGTACTGTCCCCAGCTTCATTAACCGTTCTAATGGCTACATCTCTTGTTTGCTCTATAATAAGATGTTCATAGGCGCTTTCTGCACCTAAAGATCTAAAGATGGTTACACCGTCTTTTGTATTTTTATTTGGGATACCGGGAAGATCAGATTCTAAAAAGACATTTCTTCCACCCGGCCCTAAACTAGCACCTACAATATTATCTATCTTATCAATAGTGTTGATGACTAAATTTTTTAATTTATCTAAATCACTAAGAAATATTTTGGCCGGTGTCTTTACTTTATTCATTGTCTTTCCCCAAACTTGTTCCCTTTTTTACCCTATCCCAATTGAATCTAAAATAATTTATTAATCTTGGTTTATATTGATCATCTAATGACGAACCGTTAACATAAGTTATAGGATATTTATTAGAAGTATCTACTATAACACCTCTTTGACTGTGAATGTGCCCAAAAATATGCATTTTAGGTTTGTGTTCCATATTTTCTATTTTTTGCATTAATATCGGACACCCAACATGTTGGTTAAAATTACAACTGGTACTCATAGTAACCTTATCTAAGATATCTCTAGGAGGGGCGTGTGTTAATAGGATATCTATATCGTCTGGTATTAAATTCCAATCCAATCCAATATAGGGGTTTGTATTATAACTATGATGGTTATATGCTGGATTAATAGATCGATTAAAAGCCCAATTAAAAAATTCTGGTGTAACCGGCGATCCCCAAATTTTTATTTTATCCTTATATGTTATATATTCACTATTATTAAGTAATAATACCACATTTTCCTTACACATTTTTTTATATTTTTCTGGATTTTTTTCAAAACCCCAATCATGATTCCCTGGAATCAAAATTGCCTCTTTGTAATCTAAACCTCCATACCATTCCAAAAACGATTTTATCTGCTTTTCCGTACCCATACTAGTACAATCCCCAGCATGAATAATTATATCTCCCTTGGTTGGAACGTTTAGTCTTTCATGTAATCCATGAGTATCTGAGATTACAGTAATGTTTGTCATTTTTTATCTTAACCCTAGCGATTGAACCTTAGAAAAGCCCCTTTTTACTTTATTCTTATGTTCGTTAATTTGTTGTACAGCTTCTAAAATCACAATTTGATCGATTAATGATCTATCAACAGCTTCCTGTAAATGAGCAATAGAAAAATCATTTTTAGCCGCAATTTTGGCCGCTTCTATTTCGGATTCTGTTAGAAAGTCTTTTTGAAGCATAAATTTAAATAAGTCCTTACATTCCGCTATATTAGGAGTAGAAAGTTCAATTACCCTATCGAATCTTCCAGGACGATCAATCAAAGCCCCTACAGACTGTTCTGGATTATTCGTGGTAGCAATAATAAAAGTCGGTACGCCCTGAAATGGCCGACCAATACCATCTAATAGATTTAACAAAGAAGAATCTGCACTTTTAGGGCCACCGTAATCCTCTACATTGCCACCGCCTATATCTTCAATTACCAAAATCATTCTTTTAATTTTATTAGAAAATTTACACTCCTGTAAGAAAAATCTACTAGCTACACGCGATGGAATACTAGACGTATCCCATACGACTATTGTAGTACCCCTTTCTTTCAAAAAAGTTTCACAAACCTTATTAATACTTGATGTTTTACCGACCCCGGGCAGAGACGCCAATAAAACAGCGCGCTTAGGCTCTCTAGGGATTCTTGTACGATTGTATACATCTAGATTATTAAAAAATTTATCAGCCTCTGATTTAATTTTACCTGTATTATCGATAGATTCTAATAAATCATATTTTCTTAATTCGTAATCCGCTAAAATAGTACCCGAGTCCGTCTCTTGAATAGAAAAACTACCCGGATTTACTACAAATTTCCTAAAATCTTTTTTTTGCTTACTAATGTGTTCAAATTGAATCAATAATGTATTTGTCTGGACGGTCAAATCAGAATGGGGTAATAACTGTATATTTTTATTATCTAAATCCTCTAAACGGGTTACCTGTTTAACTTTAAAATAACCAGGATCTTTAAATTTCTTAATATTTTTAAGTTCTTCTTTAATATCCATTCACATTCCTAAATAAAACTGATTAATTATCATATACCACTTTATATTTTGAAACAACTAAATTATTCCCATAATTTCTTTTTTTCTTTATTGAGCTGTTCTTTTAGCATATTGTCTATATCCAATTCAGCGTCAACAGTAATATTTTTTTCTATCTTGGCTGTTTTTTCTTGTTTGTGCTTTTCTTGTTCTTCCTGCTTCTCTTGTTTCTTTAAAACCTTACCTATTCTTTCGTTATAGAAAATTTCTTTTAATTGTTTTTGTATATATTCTTTTTTATCTTTTAATAAGGCTATTTTAGTTTTAACCAATCCAAATTCATGGAAAATCCTATTCCATTCTACAGATTTTTTATCTAAATTTTCTAATTTTTTATTAAAATATAAGGCTTTGATTTTGGCCAACTCTAATAAATAAAAATTTTCATGTGCTTCAATTTCTAAATCGGTTGGCATTCTATTATCTTTTAAATGTCTATATTCTTCATTTACAGGCAAATTGATAGCCCAATTATGTTTTTCATTACCTACATAAGGTGAAGGAATTATTTTTTCCTTACAATTTGAATATAATCCTGTATATATACATTTACGTTTGGCCATTATTATCGTCTAATAAATTAATACCAAAATCGCAATAAAAAATAGACAAAAAAGCCAATATATTTATCCTTACAAGGGTTTTTTGTTATCAGGGGTTATTTTAATACCCCCAAATAAAGCGTTAGAGTCTTTGCCTATAAAAACACGCAGGATTTTATTTTTATTCAATTTGATATTTTTCAAACTTAGGGCTTCAAATACAATTAATTCTGTTGTTTCTTTTGTATTAATAAAATTAAGCTACTGATTTAAGATAATCAACGACATCTAGATGGCCATTTTGTGCAGCCCAACGCAG